AAAGACGCTCTTTCAAGACTCGCCAAGTCCGGCAGCGCCAAAGATGCCGCCGCCGTTTTTGAGCAATTCATTGATTGAGGTAAACTTCAATGTCCCAGACTAGTAACACTTTTGATACCTTCAATGCGAAGGGTATCCGTGAGTCTCTCTCCAACGTGATTTATAACATCTCGCCGGAAGAGACCCCGTTCATGTCGAACATCGGCCGCGAGAACGTCAAAAACACTTACTTTGAGTGGCAGACCGACTCATTGGCCGCAGCCTCCACGACCAACGCGCAAATCGAAGGCGACGACGTGTCGGCCTACGACAGCACCTCTGCGACCGCTCGCATTGGCAACTACACGCAGGTCAGCCGCAAGACGCTCATCCTCTCCGGCACGCTGGAGTCGGTGGACAAGGCGGGCCGTCGCTCTGAGCTGGCCTATCAGCTTGCCAAGCGTTCAGCCGAGTTGAAGCGCGACATGGAGAGCATCATGCTCACGAACCAAGCGGCTGCCGCTGGCTCGGCGGGTGTGTCCACCGCGTTGCGCAAGACGGGTTCGCTTTTGGCCTTCTTGAAGACCAACACGAACAAAGGCTCAAGCGGCGCTGACCCGTCATACAGCACCTCGCCCAACGCGACCCGTACGGACGCTTTGGCTGCTGACCAGCGCACCTTCACGGAAGTCATCCTCAAGGATGTCATCCAGCAGGTGTGGACGGAAGGCGGTACGCCGAAAATCCTGATGGTTGGCCCTGTCAACAAGCAGCGCGTCTCTGGCTTCCAAGGCATCGCGCAAATCCGTAAGGATGTGCCGGGCCGTGGCCCTGCGGTCATCATCGGCGCGGCCGATGTGTACGTCAGCGACTTTGGCGCGGTGTCGGTTGTCCCCAACCGCTTCCAGCGTGAGCGTGACGCTTTCGTGCTTGACCCTGAGTATGCAAGCGTTGCCTTCTTGCGTCCCTTCCAGACCGTTGAGCTTGCGAAGACCGGCGATGCCGAGAAGCGCATGATCGTGGTCGAGTGGGGCTTGAAGGTGAACACCGAGGCTGCCCACGGCCTCGCCGCTGACCTCACGACCTCGTAAGTCGGCTAAACTAGAGGGCGGCGGCAATGGTGCCGCTGCCCTTCTAGCGAGGCAACATGTCAAAGAGATTATTTGACTACGACCCAGAGACAGGCACCACCAAGTGGTGGCATTACGACGCTGATAAGGACGAGGCCACGATTGAGACCGAGTTCCAGATTGGCGACCTGATTGAGCAGAATAAGGCGCAGTTCAACAGTACAGATGAACGCGCAAAGTGGGGCGAGTGGAGTAAGGTGGCGTCAATCCCGATGGCGCTATTTCACCGCCTCAAGCAGCAGGGGATTGTTGATGACCCAGCGGCCATGAAGCGCTGGCTAAATGACCCCGACAACAGATTGTTTCGCACACGTCCGGGGCGTGTATGAGCCGCTCTGTCGCCATCTTGGTGCCAGCGCGGGACACTGTGATGACCTCATTTGCGTATGACATGGCACGGGCCATGTCGGCGCATACCGCGATGACAGATGACCGTGTGATGCTCTACACCTCACACGGCACGCTAATCGCCTCCCAACGCACAGAGCTTGCCCGTCAAGCATTAAAAGAGGGGGCCGATTATTTTCTATGGCTCGACTCTGACATGCGGTTTCCCAAAGAAACCATCGGGCACCTGATAGCGAGAGACAAGCCGATTGTGGCGGCAAACTATGCGACACGTCGCATGCCGGTTAAGCCGGTCGCCATGATGGACGAGGACGGAAAGATTGGCCGTGTGTATACGGCACCCGACTCTGAGGGCTTGCAGCCCGTCGATTATGTTGGCATGGGCGTGATGATGGTAAAGCGTGAAGTGTTTGAGAAGATGGAGCAGCCTTGGTTCGCCATTCCGTACTCAACAAAAGGCGACCACTATATAGGCGAAGACGTTTTCTTTTGCACCAAGGCGCGAGAGGCAGGGTTTGAGGTGTTGGTGGATCACGATTTGAGCCACCACGTCAAACATATCGGCACCCTTGAATATTCACATGAGGGTGCGTGGGCCATGAAGGAGCAGCTAGAAGGTGGCACTAACCTCATACAACGAGTTGAAGTCTAGCGTTGCCGATTGGCTTAACCGAGACGATTTGACCTCGGTTATCCCTGACTTCATCTCTTTGACGGAGGCGCAGCTTGAGCGGCGCTTGCCGGTTGAGCGTATGGTCAAGCGTGCGACCGCCACCATTGATACGCCCTTCTCGGCGGTGCCGTCTGACTTTGTGTCGGCCAAGTCTTTGGTGCTGACCTCCACCGCACCCGTGCAGCCTTTGGTGTTTCTCTCAGAGGATGAGCTGGACGCCAAGAAATACGTCTACCGCACCACCGGCAAGCCGCTCTATTTCACCGTGGTCGGCACCCAGTTTGAGGTGCTGCCTGCGCCTGATACGGAATACACCGCAGAGCTGACCTATATCGGCACGCTTGCCAAGTTATCTGATAGCAACACGTCAAACTGGATTCTGGCGCGTCATCCTGATGTGTATCTCTATGGTGCGCTGATGCAGGCTGCGCCTTATCTGCGTGACGATGAGCGAGTGAGCCTGTGGGGGCAGATGTACGCGCAGGCCGTTGAGGACATGCTGGTACAAGATTCACGCGCCGCAGTGAGCCAAGGCCGTGTGGCGATGACCGTTAAACCGACGAGGGTAATACCGTGAGTGCATTTTCAGACTATTTAGAGAATAAGGTTTTAGACCATGTGTTTGGCGGCAATGCGTACTCTGCGCCTGGCACGCTGTACTTGGCGCTGTACACGTCTGACCCAGGCGATGACAACTCAGGCACCGAGTGCAGCGGCACGTCTTATGCCCGACAGACCATTGCCTTCACCGTGACCAATGACACGGCATCGAACACGTCAGCGGTGGAGTTTCCGACCGCAGGAAGCGCGTGGGGCACCATCACGCATGTCGGCATCTTGGACGCTTTGACCAGCGGCAACCTCTTGGCGCATGGCGCACTGACGGCCAGCAAGACGGTGGCGCAGGGTGACGTGTTCCGCGTGCCGGCGGCTGACTTAGACATCACGTTGGCCTAACGCATGGCCGGTTACGGCTCTGGGCTATACGGGGTCGGCAACTACGGCATTGACCCCAAGGAGGGTGAGGCCACTCTAGCCGCTGCGGCGGCCTTGGCGTGCGAGGGGGTATTAGTCCAGCAGGGTGCGGCCACGCTTAATGCGGCCGCTACGTTGACCGCAGACGCCGAGCGCATCCACCAAGGTGCGGCAGCGTTAGCGGCAGCGGCGACACAGACGACTGTAGCCGAGCGGATACACCAAGGCGCTGCGGCGCTATCGGCTGCGGCGGCACTGGCCTGCGACAGCGAGCGTATCCATCAGGGTGCGGCGCTGCTGCCGGCGGTGGCGACACAGACGACAAGTGCTGAGAGGATTCACCAGAGCGGTTCCATCCTCTTGGCAGAAGCCTCCACGCTCGTGGTGGGCCAGCAGATTGACATTGGCATGGCGCACTTGTTCGCCACGTCTACGTTGAGCTGCGCGGGGCGATTGAAGTGGGAGATAGACCCAGACACCGCAGAGGTGTGGACGGCGCAGGATGATACGGCAACGGCGTGGACGCCCGTGAGTGACACGTCAGAGACTTGGACGACCAAAACTTTCCCAGCTTATTTAGAAGCTGCTTGAGGTACTGAGAAATGGCTGACACGAATACTACCAACCTGTCATTAGTGAAGCCCGAGGTCGGCGCGTCTGCTGACACTTGGGGCGGCAAGATTAACACCAACCTAGACACCATCGATGGCATCTTCAAAGATGACGGTACGGGTACGTCTGTTGGTCTTAATGTTGGCTCTGGCAAGACCTTGAGCGTTGGCGGCACTTTAACCGTCACCAACGACGCTTCTATCTCCGGCCTCACCGTAGGCAAAGGCGCAGGGGCTGTGGCTACGAACACGGCGGTGGGGTTGGATGCGTTAGATGCGAATACAACGGGTGCCAACAATATTGCCGTAGGCGAAGATGCTTTAGTGGCAAATACGACAGGCAGCCAAAACACGGCGCTTGGAACTTCTGCTCTTGCCGCCAACACTACCGCCTCCAACAACACGGCTGTGGGGTATGCGGCGTTAAATGTAAGCACAGGAACTTCAAATAGCGGCTTTGGTTATGGCGCGCTTGCCGCAAATACATCTGGAATCAGAAATGTCGCGGTTGGAAATGAGTCTCTTTTTTCAAACACTACCGCCTCGTACAACACAGCGGGAGGGCATCGGTCGCTTTATGCAAACACCACCGGCACAGAAAACACAGCGTTTGGCTCTTTCGCGTTAGCTGCCAATACAACGGCGTCTTATAACTCTGCTTTTGGTGATGAAGCA